GGAAAGCTGATAATCAAAGTCTTGTATTTATTCTCCTTGATCATTTTCATATTTGGTTCAACATAGTTTCCATTATCATCTAGGGCGCCAATAACAAATGGAACGTTAGTGCCAAAATTCTTTAAACATTTACCCAATCTAGAAACAGTTTGTGGCCATTTCCGTGCACACACACTTGCGCATCCGCCGCCCATAACTGCCCGACTATCAGTCGTGTAATGTCCATTCGTAGTGATACAAATGGCATTTACATTCTTTTCTTTAATCATTTCAAACAAGTCAGCTTTTCGTTCCTTCATGTGTTCTCCCTTATCTCACTTCGAAGCTAGATTGATAATACACTTTTTTCGCTCGAACTTGAACTATTTCTTTCGTCTCCCATATTAAAGCACTTAAATTGCCGCCGAAACAACAACCAGTATCAATACCATAACACGTCACACCTGGAATTCTCTCTTCAATGAGGGGCATCTCAAAATTGTGCACGTTATGTCCATATACCACATTTTTAGGTCCATACCAAAATTCTGTCCAAAATCTGGCACCGGCAGCCTCTTTGCCGACTTTGTTAATAGTTTTTAGAGAAATAAACTTTCTGTTTTCATCCGTATAACGGAGATACATCATATCATCTTTTCTTTGACTAGAAAGCAAAATGCCGGGCTTTAACCCGGCATGTACAGCGATTACATCTTCCAACTCGATGTAAGTTGGCATGTTCGTTATGTAGTTTATTTGTTGATCCGTTAGTTTGGCATAATAATCTTTACGATCGTATACATCTACTCTGGAGCCCTGTGAACGAAACCATTTGACAAACTTGTGTTCATGGTTCCCCATAATGCTCTCTAAATTTAGATCGATGGCTCGCTGTAAGACAGCTAAAGAATCAGGACCCCTATCTATGAGATCTCCAAGTAAAATGAGTCGATCGCTTTTAGGATCATATTGTAGCTTTCGCAACAATTCATTAAACTCATCTATACAACCGTGGACGTCTCCACAAAAAATGGTACGGCGTTTATTCATGTTTAACTGTTGCCTCAAAATCATATTGCCAAACAGTAACCAAATTATAGCCAGCAGTTTTAATCATATTTTCGCGAGATAAAGTTTGTTGATAAAGCTCTCCAAAAGTTTTACCATTGTGATCGTTAACCTTAACAGCATCATAAACTTTTGGATTACCGTGCCAATAATCACCATAAAACTCGTATATTGTATTAGTTACAGGATCAAATCCATCTGGTTTGATCCAGAAATCACCAATAAATAATGTAATATTTCTGTTTTCTTTAGGAATACCTAAAGAATCAAGCCATTTTGTTTCCTTATGAGAAATACTCATAGTGCAACTCTTACAGCCTTTACCAGCCAAATGCGCCATAGCCATTTGACTAAATTCTCCATGAATTGGACAAATGATTATTACCTCTTCTCTATTCTTTTCGTATCTAACCTTTGAATAATCATATTTATTATTATGTATTAATGTGGCTTTGGTTACAAAATAATTAGTGTCATTTACTGTAGAATTTCCACAAGACTCTCTACCACATTTATAGCAGCCATTAGAGTGTAAATGGGCGTCCGGTGTTTGGGTAAATATATGGTGTACCGGACATATAATTTCTACGTTAACATCGGCACGAACATATTTTACTTTTGAATAATTATATTTGTCGCCATGCAATGCTTTGGCTTTTTGTACAAAAATTTCTGTATTGCTTGTTTGTAATGCAGAGGCACATTTTTTACAACCTTTGCCTCTCAAATGATTTGATGGTGTCTGTAACCACGATCCATGAATTTGGCATATAATTTCAACGGGCGTACAACTATTAACATACTTAACCTCCGAATATACATATAATGCACCATGAATCGCAGTTGCACGTTCAATAAATATTTCAGCTGTTAATTTCTTGCCCATTATATAATAATACCAATTTAATCATCGAATACTATTTGAGTTTTTCCTTCGTGTCCGTGGACACTAATAATATCTTCTATAGAATGATAGATATTGATACTGCCATGGCTTCCAAGCCAATGAACTACCGCTTCGCCGGTATCAACAAATAAACATCCTTCTGCAACACGACCCGTTCCCGAAACACCACTTGCATCTTCAAGTCTATCGAAATGAAAGCGCTTTAGCATAAAAGTATCCTTGTTTGTTCTCTTCGCTGTATATAATGCAGCCAGAGTTCTACAGTTGATGTCTTATTATCCCCACAATATAACACGGGGGAGCGTCGCGTCAAGTGCCCATTTTAAGTCTTCAATTTATTCCTAATGATTTCTTGATCTTTCCAGTGTTCATCAGTTTGCACATGGTTGGCTCGTACATATTTCATGACATACCGAGCAAAGTATTCATCTTCGAATGCACCCGCCAGCCTTATAACAACACCTTCACGAATTGTACCAAGTTCAGAGGGTTCTTTAGATAATTTCTCTGTAAGTTCACAGAGTTCTGCTTCAGTTTTTACTATACCGCGAAACAGAACGGGCACTGTAGGAAGCCCAAGTTCTTCGGACAAAGAAACGGTTTCATCCCAAGACAGCCAATATTGAGCAGCCAATACTCTAACTCCAAAAGTTAGAAAGTATCCGGGTAGCTTATCATAAGGAATAGAATGCTGAGCAAAGCACCACTCTCCAAATATCTGTTTTCCGATAAGTATCATACCATTGAAATCTAAACCATATTTGATCTGCGCATGTAATGCCTTGAAGGCATCAAAAGATTCATGACTAGGTGCACTCGCGTGTGTACGCGCAAAGCAACCATTATGCTCTATACACACATTACTCCCATCTACTTTTTCGCTGATAATAATCTCTACATCTAAAAGAGACTTCACGTCCTTCGCGATTTTATCGTCGCTGCCTCTACCTGGTGACCAGGGAACGTGAAACGTTCTATTGTATTTCGGTGAATCCATGATTATTCTCGCATATTTAGATGATTAAAACAATCAAACACAGTATCAATCTCTTGCGACATTCTCTAAGAGACGTGGGTGTATCTGCAAAGCGCTCTGATAAATGGCCCACAGTAGAAAAACATTTCTTGGCAGCTAACCCAACTTGTGCAGCTTGTGGTGGAACAAACAGACTCAACGTTCACCACTGTGTGCCTTTTCATTTAGATCCCTATAAGGAGTTGGACCCGACCAATCTTATTACTTTATGCATGGGTGAAAAAGAATGCCATCTCCATATAGGTCATGGCGGCTCCTTCAAACAGTACAACCCAAATGTTCGCCAGGATGCTGCGACGGTCTTGACACACCCCAACAAGTTCGACACAATTGTTAAAGAAGCTGTAGCTAACAGAAAAGTTAATTAACCAGTTATGGGGGATTATATGCGCTTATTGTATTGGACATCTCTAATTATAGCAGTGATGTTATTGGTCCTAAATATAATAGCCGTCCCTATTCTTACACATACTGTGGCTCGTGTTGCACCCATCCATAAAACTCTCTACGTAGATCGTAACCTATCTGAAGATGAATTATATATTATTGTCGGTGCTGCTTGGGAATGGCATCAAGCTACTAATGGTATAGTAACTTATGATGTAGTTAGGTTACCGGCTAAAAATATTGACGTCCACAATTCTATTATTATAGTAATAGTATCATCCGACTTTCCTGAAATGATTGCTTTAGATGGTGACGATGAGGAGAGAATCCATTTAGCTTATTATCATGAAACGGGTCCGATTCCTTATATAGCCTTGGTGCCATATCGTATTTCTGATGCTGATTACAAACCTGTAATCATGCATGAATTAGGACATTCCTTGGGCTTATCACATAATGAAGGAATAAATGGTATTGGCACTTTAATGTATCCAGATATAGATGCAGGTGCCAATATGATTACTGATGCTGATCTGCATAACTTCTGTAAAATATATGGTTGTGATGCTAACCATTTACATGACAAGTAAAAATTTTCTCATTCTAGACTTTCTCACATACTTAGCGAACCTCTTAATCTGCTCGCTATTCTCACTATCCAACACTGCCTGCTCAATCTTTTCAACGTCTGCTGTTTTAATTTTTTCGGCAAATAACTTCATGTAAGTAAAAGATCCGGAGGCAATAATCAAGTCTTGAACCTGTTGTATGTCTTCAGGTTTTTTTAAATGTTTAGCCAACTCAAATAAATAGCGCGGTTTACCAGAATCAAGAATGATTTCCTTAAATTTCTCTACATTAGCAGTTTTAACATGTTTAAGATATTCGTGAGCATACTTGACTTTTCTGGATTTAATCACTAAAGCTTCCAACGGCTCTTTGTTGGCATTCTTAACGTGACAAGCAAATCGAGTAATATACTTAATCTCATTTGATTCCATCACTAAGTTTTGTAACGCTTTGATATCACAGTTTTCGACATATTGCGCAAACATGAAAGCATATTTGGTATCTTTTTTATCTAAAATTAGCTTTTGCATTCTGTATTGTTTGTAGACAAACTCGGTGGCAAAGAAACAAGCTAGGGCAGAATCTCCTGCCTTAATAATCTCATTTTGCAAATGTTCTAATTCTTCTGGATTATAGCCGGTCTTGTCTTTAGATAACGGATTAGGTTTGATTTTTTTATCCTCTAACTTTCTAATCCATCGCAGACTATCTTGCGAGCAGTCATTTTCCATTAAGTATTTGCTCATACTTTGTATATATCATAATTAGCAGCAAATAAAAATGCCCAGTTAGAATAACTCCTAACCAGGCACTTCACTCCCTAACGCTCTAAGTTATTATATATCAAGCTTTTGCTATTTTAGATAATTCTAATATCTTATCAAGAAAACTATCTGACCAAGTTCCATCCTTTTTATTCTTTTGGATAAAATCTCTCATCGAGAATGCTTTGCCATCAAAAATGGCAAAAAACGGGGCAGTCCACAGATAGTAGCTACCCACTTTCTTTTGACTATTAATTAACAAGGCAAAAGTCTTTTTATCACCAGCCTTGATATTATTAGCTTGTTTCAAACTGTTTTGATAAACTTCATCATACTTTTTGATAAGAAATTGAATACCCATCTTGATTTTTTGAAGATTTTTGACGATTTCTTCTGGCAGCATGGGAATAACATCATCATCTTTTTCTGCCAAAATCAATTCCACGATGTTGCGCTCAGAAGTTCCCAAACGATCGCGTATTTTGTTGTAGGCTACATAAGCAGCATTCTTGACCTTGATTCGGTTGAACTGACTGTCTCGCACAACTACACCCTCATTTTCAAGTGGATTCAAAGAAGATACCCAATTGATCAATTCCTCGATGGTGCTGTAGGTATATGATTTAACAACCGGCACACCCTTTAAATGAAAAGGGACGGGAACTAAAGCTATTGGACTATCTTTTTCATCATGACCAAGACCGATTAAATGTTCTTGTTGCCAATCATGAAGGTTTTTAAAATCAACCCACCCATAACCACCCAGATCAGTGAAATCGAATTCTTCCAATTCACCATACAAAGCTCGGGCTGCCAGTAAAGTAACTCGGCTCTCTGGGTAATAGACCACGATCCTATTGTAAGGAGTAGTTAGCTCAAAACAGTAAGTAATTCTCGTATTGAGACCTTTAGTGAACTCATCGAAATCTAGACCACAAGTATCCTTCAAAGCCTTCTCAAATAGAGTTCGGAAAGTGAAGATACCGTTATCCATTAGTATGTCAGCTTCTGGCACGGAGCGCGTCGCCATGCACCACTTATCAGTAAAAGGATCGAAATAAACAATACACAAGGTGCCGTCCAATTTTTCCAATACAGCCAGTTTGGGATCTGACCAATCGATGTCCGCTGCGGAACCTTGACCGTGATTAAAGAAACGCTTCATTGGGTAAGCCAAAACCCGAGTTGGACCAGGCACCACGTGCCCAAGAACAGTCTTGCGATTAGGGTCGCTATTTTCTTGAGAGTAGGAAAACGGCTTGCCATCCATAGAAGATAGAATAAGCCCACGGCATTCTTGTGCCAACGGATCAGCTTCCTGCGCTTCGATCTGATCGTAGTTCAAAGAGAATTTGTGTCCAGATTTAGAAAATGAAGCATAAACGCCATGCTCTTCTTCTAATTGACGGAAATTATGGGTTTCCAAATATTCTTGGACTAACAACATATTATTTTACTCCATTACTAATCATATGTTGACGAATTGCTTGACTAATATATTTTTGTGTATTACTCAACTTTTGTAAATCAGATAATGGTAGACGGGCACGCTCTTCTTTTTCTAAAGAATTAAGAGCCCAATTATCACCATATTTATCTTTGAGATGAACATAAAACTGTTCATCCGTCATAGCATTCAGCTCATTAGCGAATTGCATATTGCGAGCCATTCTGTTAGAAATGGCATCGCCCACCAACTTATTCAAGCTGGACTGGAGGGTTTGTAACTCATTATCTGACATATCCGAGACCTCATCACTAGACATGACTTGTATTAAGCCATATCTAAAATCGGATAGTAGGCGATCACCTTCGGCAGTGAGAAGCCTATTACCTGCAAATAGTTTATCCATCTCAGTCCTTTGCAGTTGCTAGCGCCATAAAACAAATTCCGGTAGCGATGATAGCTGCCCAACTAACAGGATGCGAGAAAATCAAAGTGGTATACGCAGTTTCCGGAATGTAGCCCAATAATAAATATCGAATGCCGAACCATCCAGCAAAAAGGATAATACTTCTCCATAGGAAGCCTTCAATAAGAAGCAACCAGATGAAGTAAATCGCTGCGAGGAGAATTAGACCAAAAATCATATAAATTGGATTACCTGACTTCTATATCATAATTTTTAGAAATTGGCTGTCAAGCCTCGTCCACCGGCTGCACTACATCAATAATATCCACGATATCTACTGATACGAGTTTATTGTAGAGATCGCACCACTTATCATCATCGAATTGAATCAGAACTGCTGATTTGGTAATATCAAACTCTCTGGTTATCTTGATGAACTTATTATCTATCCACTCCTTCATATCCTTCTTAAATTGCTTGATGGACTTTTGATACAGCTCGGCGCGCATTTCTTGTTCCTTAGCTTTGTTGATTTTCTTACCTTCCAAGTCCAGGTATTCCATTTTAAGAAAGATTAGGCGTTTCATTTTACCTACTGCTCGAAAGACATCTACCAAACAGATCTGTTAGTAAAGTCTTGGCTTCCGGTCCCAGAGTGGTAAGAATATTTTCCGGCTCTAAAGTTATGCAGTCATCACAGGAACGACCATGACAACCGTAGCCAGCACACTCCGGACACTCATAAGTGAGCGCAACTGATAAAGTACCTTTCTCCAGATTGACATCCAATTCTAAATGCGGATTTCTCAATTCTTTTTGAGTAGTAATGGCGACCTTCATGGAATGAGTCCTTTCGTCAGTTTTGATTTTTCTTATCTTCGATATTAGGTGATATTATTTCACCACAGTCAGGACATACATGATCATGTTGTTGATCCCATGCTGTCCAAAATTCTTCTTGAGTCCAACCAACAGAAGATAAAAATAACACCCATAAAGCTTGACATCTATCATCAATTTCTTCGCCATCTCCGGCACCAAAAACGTAGTGTAAAGTATCAAATACTTGATACACGCTATCGTAGTCCATTCTATCAATATTTTTCATGTTACTCCTAAAAACTAGCTTCTGGATCATTTACTCTAAACAAAGGCAAACCGCTCTCATAGACCCATTTGCTGACCTGCAAACGATCATCAAACCAGCCCGCCACAAAATACTTACCCTTAATGTGTTCGTTAAAAATCTCTTCCTTAATGATCACATCTTTTCGCATATCTCCGGTTTTACGCATATGCAACTCATACTTAACTTCCGGGAAGTGCTGTTGGTAAAACCTTTCCGTGGGAGCGCGATCTTTGTCCTCGCGACCGGAGACAAAGAGAATTTTGTATCCTGCATCGTGGTATAGTTTCATACATTCAATTACGTGTTTGTGCGGAGCATCCAGATCGCACGTGCTGGCATCATACGGACTACGACCTGAATGAATTAAAGAAATTGTGCCATCGTTGTCAAAAATTACCGCACGGGGCAAGCTCTCGTCTTGCTCCATCGATTCAATAATACGGTCGGCAGCTTGGCTTCGTTTAGTAAAAATTTCCACTTTGGCGTTAGCAAATTTAAATTGCTTTCCGCCTAATTCTTTAAACCATTTCTTGACCACCGCTTCGCCCACCTGTGCTTTACCTTCACGTTTAGTATCTCTTTCCAATAGGGTTTCTAGATCCTGATAGAAAAGTTTTTCTAAAACCTGAATGTCTTTATTTGCTTCTTTAGCAATTTGGCATACCGTTTCCCAGTGTCTTTTGTTACCATTAACATTATCGATAATCACTGACTTATTTCTCTTAAACGCTTCACGAATTAAAAAATTACGAGTATCAGTAATTAACTTTTCGTAATCTGCCGAATAGACAGAACTATTGGTCATAGCACGAAGATCATCGTTATTGATGCGAACCCAGTTAAAAGGGTCTTTAGCTATCTCAGCCTTAGCCCAAGTAGATTTTCCAGAACTTGGCGCGCCCACCGTTAATATAGCCTTCAACATACTAAATACCTTTCCTTAAACTTTTGATCATACTTTTCTAAAAACTTAATTTGCCCACCAACATACAACTGTCTAATTTCTTCATCATTTAATATAGGAGGATCAACTAACTCATAAGTCATATTTCGATCATAACAAAACTTTTCAGCCGCTTCTTTTTTAGCTAATACCTTGGGTGTATTATGTAATCTGACAGGTTTAATTTCTATGAGTTTTGTGTTATTCACAATAAAATCAGGAAAGTATGTTCTTGTCTGCCCCGCATAATCTGTGTATGGTATCTTGAAACTATTGTCGGGTGTTTTCCACTCTAATTGGTTAGCCTCCAAAACTTTTATCATATAAGATAATTCACGAATCGAACGAAAATACCAACCCTTATACCAACCCGACCATCCATTACCACTTCCTTGTGGCGAGGGTTTGCCGAACATTGGATTACTGACACCACTATTATTTTTGGCGTGTTTCTTTTTAATCTCTATTAATTTGCGATCCGCCTCATCTTTTCCATATTTTTCCAACCATATATCATATAGTGGACGACTATTGGTTACCTTTGCTAACTGTATTCTAGCTTGTTCTTTTTGTGTTTCTGTATAAATATGGTTTTTAGCTGCAACAGTTAGTTGCATTATAGTTTCGGGAGAATGCTTTTTTCCATAAAAAGGATTATTTTCTCCACTAAAATCTCTATTTTGAGCAATACATTTTTGGCAAATACGTTTTTGTTTTTCAGCTGTTTGACGATTTCCTCTATTGGTATAAGAGATACTGTCGCCACATTGCGGACAAACTCTCGTTAAAGGTATATCGGTTGTAAGGACACAAGATATACATATTTGTTGTTTCTTGCATGCATTCTTGAACGCTCTTTCTTGGACATATCCAATCTCTTTACCACATTTAGGACAATTCCTAAAATACTTCTTCTGTTTCATTGCTCACCTACCTGGTTTATATACCAGAATATTGATAGGCGAACGCAGGAAATCCATAACTAATAATTAGGTATATTGAACAAAACTACCTAAACGATATAATTTTCTATTTTAATCATTTCCTAATTGAAATTGTTAATATACTTTCGATGATAAGATCATCATAATATGGGTTGCTACCATCTGAAGCCTCAAAATCTAAACGAATATCAGTATCTTTGGTGCCTTCAGGGACTTGTTGTTTAACCATCTCTATAAATTCGGACATGGTATAAGTATCATACTTGATGCTCAATTCGGTTATTTTAATCCAATCTTTATCATTCATTTCTTTTTCCAACCATTTGTATCTAATTCCCAACGATCCATCTCTTGACGAATCATCTTTCTAATCTCATCCGCCGAATAATTCGGACAGTATTTTCCAGCAACTACTTCTGCGATCCAAGCTAATTGCGCCGAGCGCTCGTTGCCAAAATGTATCATGGCAGCATCTATAACTGCTTCATTTGGATCGGTGCCTCCCAAATGACGTAATCTACATCGGTGTCCACAAACACAAGTAAAGTGCGTAAGATTGGTGGGTGTCTCATAGTAACGACCGCACCCATGACAGTTGTATGGTCGTACTTTGGGATGTCGCTCCAACCATTCAGCTACATCTAGCTTATCACGATCGTCATCGTGCATTTCTATCTTATCCTCTAAATGAAGAGAATATGCCTTCCAGTGGGCAACATTAGGACAGTCATAGATTGGTTTATGACTAATCGAAGCTATACAATATTCACATTTCTGAACGGTCATTTATTAAGGTCTCTTTCCTTTAAGGAAATCTTCATAAGAAATAGATCCGCCATAAGCACCCACTCCCGTAGCAATCAGGCTACCGCGTGAACGCGATACAGTACGCACTCCCTCACGCCTTTTCAAGCCCGTAAAGGGCGTATACTCGATGCCACGCTCCCCAGTGCCATCACAATTGAGGCATACTACAGCAGTGCCTTTGGCTTCCGCGAAGCTTACATAGACACCAGTGCCACTACATGCACTACATTCTGCTTTAACTGATTGTTTCATAATTTTACTTTTTTCACCAAGAAATGATTACAAATATTGTGCGCACGCAAAAACTATGACTGCAAAATAATTTTCAGGAATACTTAATAAAATGCCTGCGATCTTGGTTATTTTAGACATTGCTCTTTCCACTTAGCTAGTTGCTTTTCGTGCTTTTTCATTTCGCTCTTATAACGGGTGTTATCTACCAAAGTCTTATACTCGACTCGCAGATAGACGGAGATTATATCACCAGAATAGTAATCATAATCCTCATCCAAAGTCAGTGCGACATCGAATGATCCTTTGGGTAGATTATCTTTAACCCACTGATTAAAATAATCCAAAGAAACCCTATTAGAGACATGATCAAAGTAAAAGGTCAGGGAGCCAGGTTGCTCCACTTTTTTGGTAGGTGTTATTGGCTTTCTCATTGGATTCGAAGTAAAGATATTTCACTTTACTTCGAATTGATTTCAATTACGGGCGAGGGCTGATTTGAAGGTCGCGAGCGGTTTTGGTCATCAACATATCCACTAAACCTTGATTGAGTCCGCTGGCTCCGCTATTGGATCCAACCACCGTATCGGGCGTTTGACGTTGATTACCATAAGCATTAGCCCAGGCAGTTTCAACAGAAACCCATGCATCCAATCTCTTTTCCAAGTTGTTATTGGCAGCCACTTGTAATCTCTTGGCGTCAGCATCAGCCTTAGCTTCGGCGACGGTCTGTTGAGCAGCCAATTTGGCAGTGTCCAAGCTAAGTTGAGCTACCTCTTTATTCTTCTCGGCTTGCGTCACGGCAACTGCTTTCTCTTGTTCGGCAGCAGTGACGGCGGTAGCCTTTTGGACTTCTTGATCCCACTTTGCCTTAGCAGCAGCTGCTTTACCTTGTTGTTCCACAGTCAAAGCATCTTGTTCTGCCTTCTTGGCGTTAACAATAGCTTGCTGAACAGCCATGATAGCTTCCTGCTGTTGTTTAATCTGTGCTTCAACTACCGGATCGTAATCGATGCTATTGATGGTGATATTGGAGGCATTCATGCCGAAGCGCTGAATAGGGCTCTCCTCTTCACGCTTGATACCATTGGGCGAAGCAGCATCAACCTGCGGTTTGACGGTATCTACTACCTTCTCTTGACCCGTCAGTGGATCAACAGTCTTTACCTGTTCATGCTCGGTACGATACACACCATAGACGATCTGGTCTGTGATGTAGTTGATTAAGTCAGCTCGACGTTCCGCATAGGATTCTCGGCTGCTCATCAAGGGACCGCTCATGTATACTCCCTTATTGACTACTTGACGAACCAGTTCGTGGTCAATCGCTTCCATAGAGTGATAGGTCTGATGGAGTTGAATCATCTTGTTCGGATCAGTGGGTAGCGTATAACGCAGCGAACCGCTAATGTTTCCGTGCCCGCCATCATTAAAACGGACCTTGATGGAATCATCTGTAGGCTTGCCTTCATCCTGCTTAGCACTGAACCAGAGTTGCGCGCTTCGCTTATAGCGAGTCACGGTACCAAAGTTCTGCCAGTGAACACCGGACGTATCCCACACATGAAGTTGACCACCAACGAGGTCCTGCTTCACACAAATCTCATCGGCACCTACCGTAGTAACCATATTGACTACCAAGATAACACCAACCAACAATACCACAAAACCAAGGGCTATTTTAATACCCAAGGCAAGCAGATTGGTTTCATTTTTCGTTGCCATTTATTTTTTCTCCTGCTGTTTTTGTTCTTCAATTAATTCATCTTCCGCGAGAGCCTCTTGATAGAGGTTTTCGTAAAGTCTTTCTGTTTCTTTGTTTAACTTAGCTGCCTCTACTTCCAAACGGGCATGTTCCAATCGGACCTTCGCCTCTGCTAGAGGGTTCCTTTCCTTCTTCGGCAACACAGCTTTCACTAGTTTGAAGACAGGAATTCCAATTAAAAACACGGCAGCACCTAAAGTGAGCCACATTAGAATCACTTCAAATAACATAAACGTCACTCCTAATAAGTAATGGGAAAATCTTTTATAATACCATCTGTGATGATTTCCCAATCTTCCGCTAACAATTCTTCCCTTGAAAGTTTGATGAAAAATAACTCATCCCAATCCAGCCAGAACTTATAACCTATCCAATGTGGGCGGCGGACTCGATAACCGAGTTTCATGTACTGTGTAGCAAGTTGAATGTTCATAATAAAAAAGCCAGCAAACGCGGGCTCCTCAAAAATATTCAGTTGTAAAATATATTAGTTTAGGCTGTTTTGGCAGGACCCACTAATAAAGTACTTAACTCTTGCATAGTGGTAAGTCCAACCTTCATGCCTGTTTGTTTGCCATTTTCAAATAGCAAAATTGTTGGTACGCTACGAATACCATATTTTGCTACAGTGTTGGGAGCGTCATCGATATCTAAAGTGCATACCTTCACTATGTCGTGGTTAATATCGGCAAACTTTTCCAAAATTGGGAGTTGACGAGCGCATGGGCCGCACCAAGAAGCACCAAAGTCTACTAAAACAGGTCCAGTTGCATTCACTACTTCTAATTCAAAATTGCTATCATCCAGAGATTTCACTATACTCATTATTCCTCACGCTAGGTAACATAATCTTTATAAATTGCCTGTCAAGGCGTGTTTCATTTTTTACTGATTGTTACATTTTCATTCAGTCCATTAAACATGTCAGAAAATACATTACAGGAATACAGTTTATGTTTAACAATCATATCACCATCAAAAGAGTTATATAATCCTAACACCTGAATCTCCCGCGCTACATTCTGTTGTATAAAAAACCCACATAGACGTTCTAAATAGACGAAGCGATTTTTCGTCTTATCGGAGAGTACTTTTTGTTTGGCATAGTAACATGCTGAAACAACAAAGACTACTTGTTCTGTGGGCGCTAAAGTACTAAAGTCTAAAGATAGATTGTTATTTTCAATTAGGGCACGAACATAGGGTTCAAACCTACGATAATGCTCGTACCATAACTTGAAACGAATACCAGCCTCACTCCCCACATACCCAGAAATAATATGGGTGACAGAGTCTATATCCGTCATCTTCAGTTCCTTAGTTTTTAATAACGCCTCCGAGGCTAAAGTCCAACTACGTGGTGAGGGAGAGGCGTAGGCTGACTCTTCTATTTTGCCACAAGCAAAAGTAGGATCGCTACGTAAAAATCCTAAAATTAAATCATGCACTCCATTAGTTTTGGCCCACTCTGCCCATTTGTCAAAATTGAAAGACAGAATATACTTGGCGCCCCTATCTAACAGCGCGGTAGATATTTCATTAGAATAAGCGCCCTCATTAAGCAAGTTACCAGTCAAAATACATCCCACAGCGTTGATAGGTCGTCCATTAATTTTTTTGAAGAGCAAAATCTCTAGTAGGGGAGCCGTCACTTCCGCAGGTGCTTTATCTACTTCGTCGAAAACAATAACACTATCTGGTTTATGCCCTTCTGTTAATGGTGGCAAGAAATAAGGAGATTTAAAGTTGATAATATCGCCCGGCATATTCATGTCCGGATAACCTGCCAGATCGGGTCGCTCTATGACGCTTAAATTGATATAATTAACTTTGAGTTTGCATTGTTGAGCAGCTTGGATAGCGATATGGGTTTTCCCCACCCCTCTTCTTCCAAAAAGAAAAATATTCTGATTAGATTGAATGAAGAACTTAGTTAGATTTAGTGCTTGTTCTTGATCTATCTCGGGCAAATTAAGAGAGTTGTTAGTCATGCTATATGACTATATAACACAATCATGTCATAAGAATACACGTATTTTCATAATGCGTTCAATTTGGGAAGTGGTATACCACTGATCTTGTAAGCGCCACTGAACTGTTCCAAAAGTATTTTGAGCATTAGCTTGAAATGCATCTACACCTAAGTTGTGATAATGTTCCCACATCTTAGTTTCTAATATACTAGCGTCTGGATGAGAAATACCCCAGTTGCGCACAGAATAGTTTTGGTCATCTTCATAATAAAGAATTTCGCAAAATAAATCCATTAATTAAATCCAATAGGCTTCTGCTCTTTAATTTCGGTTAACAATTCAGGAATAAACAATTCAGAGCTAAATACTTGAATGGCAGCTTCACCCTGTTCATTACCGCCATTTTTAGCCAACTGCATAGCAATCGCTAATTCTTTGGTAGCAGTTTCGGCAGATTTAGTAATGGAAAACAAAAACCATTTATGAGTGGGTTTAGTGCGAACATAGATTCCATGAATCATTTATTATTTTCCTTCAACATATTACAAAACAACTGTCCTTGCTCAATAGCATCATCCAAAGCTATATGAGTATGTTTAGCATCCGAGAACCAACGCTTGGGCATATTCTTTTTAGTTGATTCACGATAGGGCAATTTTAACATTGCTGAAGCATATGTCTTAATATCCAAAGCTGAAAAACTACAAATACTATGACCAGTAAAATGAATCAAATACCAATATAAAAATAAATAATCAAAGAAAACGGGATATCCAACAATAACTGGAATTCCATCTTGGTTTTTTACCCAACTATTAAATTGTTCCATCGCTAATTTGGGCTCAATCATATTGAGGCGAGTAGCATCATAGGCAGCTTGATTTTTAGACCACCATTCCATTGTATCTGGATCTTCTGATGCATTTGGTAATAGTTTAAGATTTGCATAATATGTTGATAATAGATCGCCATTAGTATTAAATGCGGCAGCACCCAAAGATAGCATAGAAAAATCGCCAGGAATTTTACCATTTGTTTCTACATCAATACTAATTAAAATTTCTTTCTTATCCATTATTTTTCCCTCTTCTATTGCCATCTAAAATGTTTTGTTTTGCTGATAACGGGCGCAAATTTTGCAACGCCCAACACTTCTTGAAATTATCATCACTCATCGAAGTATATGGCAGATCGCTTTGAGGAATTATATGATCGATATTCCATGTCCAAGTGGATGGATCGTTATCATCCCACTTCTCAAGATTATATATTCCGTGGTTATCCCAAGTCATCCACCACTTGAATTGCTGTTCGATATGATCGATTAGTGCGTCAAAGGTGTATTCTAAATAATCAAGACAAGATTTTCCATTTTTAGAAAATCTATTATTTTTCAGTGCATATCTAATAGATTTTGACACAAGCTTTCTGAATTTAAAAACAGGATCATTTTTGATTCTTTCTTTTTCGTATTCTAAATGTTGCGCTTTTATTTCTTCTTTGTTGTTAATATAATAATTTCTCTTGGCAACAACTATTTTTTCCTTATTATTTGCGGCATACTCTTTTTGATATATTAATTTGTCTTCTCTATTATTGTGGTAATATTTTCTACCCTTATCTAAGATTAAATCTTGATTATCGTAATGATGCTTCTTCTTTTTTAGGGAAATACTTTCTTTATTATTTTCGCGATATTCTTTTGCTGCTTCAAGAATAGTTTCCTTATTATTCTCATAATATTCTTTTTTATATTCAACTATTTCTTCTTTATGAAGAAGGGCATATTCTTTATTGTTAGCGTCTAATTTTTCTTTATTATTAATATAATATTTTTGATTATATAATTTAGAACAAATCTTACAGTATGCACTCAAGCCGTCTTTTCTACTTTTATTTTTACCAAATTCTGTATCTTCCTTACTAATTTGACACCCGGGGCAGATTTTCATTTTAATCCTCGCGTTATACTACATTATATAACGCAACACACGCCAGATTTGACATAAAAACACAGCTACATATTGATTTTGTTCATTTTATTCCACTCGTGGATAATGATCTTTCTACTAATTTAATACACAAATCATCCAAAAACTCGAAATCTGGCGCCTTGGGTAAAACGGTAGAAGTCTTATATAGAGCCTCCGCTTGAGCATCCAATTTTTCTGCTTCTTCGATTAGGCGCTCATAAGTCCAACCACCATACAACTTATTCGTGCTAAATAATGTCCTATAACATTAAAAAACTCTGCATCTGGATGTGGCGTTGACGGAAGCTTCAGCATTAGTTTGAGCCCATCTGACAATATCTCCATTATTCCTGAAAAGAGAATTGTTCTTTTTTCAATTGTACTCATAACTTATCCTTAAAAATCAAAACTTTTATGGCAACCACAACTACCTTTAGCGCGGGGCACATTAAACTTAAAACCTGCTCCCATCAATCCTTCTACGTAATCAATAGAAGATTCATCCAAGTATTGAAGAGATATTGAATCACAAATCAATTTCACTCCATCTTGTTCGAAGACCTCATCCATCTCTCCAATTTGATCATCAAAAGATAAGTCAAATTGGAAGCCCGCACAACCGCCACCCAAGCATTTGGCGCGAACGATAGTATGTTCGATACCTTCGGCTTCAGCAATCTCTTTAATTTTAATAACCGCTTCAGAAGTAATAGTAATCATAGTATCCTTATATAAAAACGGCTAACTTTCTCAAATCAGGAAAAGCATTAAGGAGATATTTGATATCTGTCATCCTATTGTTATTAGACAAATAAACTAACATCTTCTTGGGAGAAAACTGTGGAAAAGTTTTCAACACACGAATAATACGATCAATATTAACTTTCTTAGAGCCTACTCCACGGGCATGTAATTTATCAGCATAAACCACAATTAACCTATCAGCAATAGAATCATCTATATCCAATAGATTTTTGATATTAGATAGATGTCCATATTCAATTTCTCCAAAATCACACTGACCAATTAGTTCTAATAAACGTTCCTGATGTTCCGGCTTATATTCCCGTTTAATAGCAGTGCGAATAGTTTCATCGTTCAACATAGCAAATAGCGAATGACGATTCTTACGATTTAAAGTTTTCTTAAAAAACAGTTCCTTAGCTATTTTGTAAATCAACGCACGATCCATTGGGACGCCTCGCTTCTCCAAAGTATCCATCATCTGGAAAGCTCGGGAGGAATGGACGATTTCCTTGGTAAGTGCTTCACCATAAGCATCCAAGGAAGGATAGACAGTTGGCACAAAATGAGCAATAAATTTAGTTAGATCATCTGCTTGCACGCTATAAGGTAATTGTAATAACAACTTTTTAGCTGTCATCAGGTTTCCCTTATGTTGAGCTTTGGCGGCACATAACCCAATATATTGCATGAACTCTTTGTTCACATTTGGGTCAGCGGTGCCGTTGCTTTTGATTAGAAATTTGAACCTATCCTCTATCAAATTGTCCATAATCCGATGAAGCTTTTTGTGCTGGAGGGAGAACAAGAAATCCAGGCGATGTGTCCAAAAAGCCTCATCCCAATGCATCTCGACGCACTTATTGAAACGATCCGCCAAATAATAGTAATTGGCGTCATCATCCAGTAAAATTCGATATTTAGACCAATCAACATCAGTTCGATCAGTAAATAAAAGCAGATCAGTCAGATATCTAAATTGAGGGTCGACCCTATCTAGTATAAATCCCATATAGGGATCTATATCATCGATTAGGGGTGGTCAAACTCATCATAGAACGGGTATGCATCATTGTCATCCTGATCGAGACAGGCGCAGTCGCAAATTTCTTCGCCACATTCTACGCAGCAGTCTTCGTCGCATTCGCAATCCATTTGACCGCAATCTTCGCAACCATTGCAATCTTCACAAAAGATGTATTCCGGTTCGGTCTCACAACCACACTCAGTGCAGGTATGTGCCTCTTCCTCTTCCAACTCTTCTTCCTCATCAAAAGAAAAGTCCGGGTTGGTGACACGAAGGTTACTATCCTTAAATTCGGTTTCCACCACTCCTAAGACCTTATAGGCACAGACGCGCATTTTAGATTGGTTGTAGTCAGAAGGTATAGCCACCACATTCGCCGGATTAACTTCCACCTCTAACATAATATCAGTAGCAGGATCATGGCTAGAGAATTGCGTATGAGCATAGTGCCAGTTCGCTACATGTAAACCATTACTACAAGTGCGATTAGAATCTTCATCCACTTGATTGCGAGTAACTTCCACCAAAGTTCCAGGATGGTTATCGAAGGTGCCGGTGTAAATATCCGTGAAATTACCACGAACACGCTTGTAAGCGATGAAGTTACCATTCTCGGTGAACGGATGGTCGTTCTTCTCCAAGAACTGAAACAACTCGTTGACAGCGCGGAAAGATGGGTTGTTTTGCAAGTTCTCGGCGAACTTGATTAGCGGCTGATAAGGAAGCCCTTCATCAATGAACTGTTGGATCTTACGAGCTAACTCAACTGGAACTTTGACACCCTTGACCAACAGATCTCCATCTTTAACTACTACGTTACCCTTGGATTTGTTTTCCAACGCTTGTGCAACGGACACCAAATTAGGGACATCATCTAATCGGTTCTCTTTGATAGCACGAACCAGGTCGTCTGCCAAAGGATCGGTGCGTTTAACAATGTGGGTTTGTCCCTTATAGTTGACGGTTACATTCTGGTCCGTAACGAACCAATTTACTCTTTGCGACATATTTGTTCTCCTAGTTAATTCTTTTTCTTCTTTTGATCTTTGTTCCACGTGTCAATTAAATTGACATAATGTGCTATATGGTCCACTATATTATGATAATGGTATTGACTCACTGATTCTAATAACGGGTAAGTTTTATGATACTCTAAATCTATTTTATTCAAATTATAATCTGGATTATCTTTTAAAAACTTTTCGGTTTCTTTTTTGGTGATGTTGCCTTTGACTGACTCGTACACCTGTAGCAGCCCAGTGTCATCGGTATTTATATCCTTGATCTTGCGGTGCACCGTCGCACGCTTCAAAAAGAGGCTATTGGGATCGCTAATTAAAGCTTGCAACTGATCGAGATTTTTGAGAGTTTTTTCATCCACGTAATAATTTTGCTCAATCGCGAATTTTATTTCGATATAATTAATGTTTTTATTATTGAGAATTTTCTCATCCACATACTCTTCCAGTGGTTGAAAATCCCCAAATTCTTCTTTTACACGTTCGGCGGGAAGTTCACTATCTACCCCATAAAAAGAGATTTTGGAACTTTTTTCGGCAATAGATTTCATCGAAGGTAAATTAATAGTATGATCCTTTTTGATAAAAGGGATGCGAGTGTAGGGTGGGGAACCCTCTTTACGTAACAAGCATAACACCTTATCATTAGTGTCTTCATCAATAGAAGCATAGCTAACTTGACGATATTGCGCGTAATTTGGATCAAATTTGAAGACTAATAATCTTTGAGATGATGGGGTGTATGCACGTCCTGATGCCTTAGTAATATCTGACATCCTGCAAGGAGCCATCTTATCCAAGTGTAAAGTTTTATTGAGCTTATCTTCAGTAATATTATCAGTTGGACAAACTACTTGAAGAGATTGTAATTTAGGGTTATCTTCAAAGGCTTTCTTAACATGTCGTGGTGTCGGTTCTTTAATGGAAAGATCATTAATACAGATCGAAGAGTTTTCCTCAAAATGAATAGATGTCATGCGTGAGCGGCTCAGCTTGTTAGGATCATTGCCGTGCTTACGAGAAAATTTTCCACGACTGAAAGTGAAGGCAGGACATTCTATTTGAATCCACCCACCATGCAATGCAATTCCTTTCCAAGATAATTTTCCTAAGAAACGCAAATCGCTGAAGGCATTAATCAACTCTTTACGAAAATAGATATTAGCTTGCCATAGATTAGGGAAGGCGTCAATCTTGTCATCTAATAATTTTTTGATATCGGTCTGCATGGACTGAAGACGCTGATCAATTTTTTCTTGAGTTCTTTTGTCTAAATAGACTTGTTCACGGCTAGCAGAAAGGGTGAGCTCCCCTACGCCGAAATACATGATGACGTTACCCCGACAGGAATCAATCAATTGAGTGCTAGCATAAGTACGCAAAGCATCTAACGCAAGAGGATATTCGATACCATCGATGACTAACTTTGCTGATTGGTGATAACCTGGGGCGGCGGTAGCAATAGCCCAACCCTCACCTTCTAAAATAATATTAGGTGTTTTCCAACTAATAGAGCCGCCCTTGATGATGGGTTTAACTGTCCAGTGACGACAAGCTTGCTCCGTAAAATCATAGAAAAAATGAGAATCTTTAGGTTCTACGGGGATGATAATTTCTGTTCCGTTACCTTCGGTAGTCGGTTCCTCGGACATCAACCTCAGCTTACCAACCCTGGTCGGATCAATATAAGCACCGTACTGATATTTGATACCATTATGGATGGTAATAATGGTGAAAGTATCGCTATAAGAAAAAGGTGTTTTAGCCCCCAAACCAAAACCACCTGTCTGCACATCGTCATCACGCTTAGTGGAGGCGGTGTATTGAATAAAGATATTAGACATACGATCCGGACTGATACCAGGACCATTATCTTTAATATGATAATTATAATCTAAATGGCTAGGAAGAACAATAGTAATTGGCTCATTTGGTTTACCTGCTTCACGGTGGGCATCACGAGCATTACTACTAATTTCACGAGCAATTGCCAAGATGGGATTGGAATACATCTTGCTACGCAAGATATCAAAGATCATACCCGTATCTTTGATAGAGAAAAACTGTTCTATCGCACCTGATGAGCCTTCAAAGCCCGGACGAACGTCATGTAATTTCATTCTCTAATCTTTCACTTGAAATTCAAATTTTCATCGTCTTTGCGTCCGCTAACATAATTTTAGGAAATTGCGTGTCAAGGTGGTCGGAAAAGTTTAGATTAAGCCATATTTTGGAATTTTTAATTTGACGAATTAACTGGAGACCACGCTTGCTGGGTTTCTTGGTGAGAAATCCATTACCTCTGCCCTTATGATAAGGAACTGAAACCTTAAATTGTGCCGCTGTCGGATCGTAAATGAAACCAGAAATGTGTTTAAGATACCAGTGAGCATATCCCTGGACTCGAACGAATTGTGGTGTCCAACCTTCTTTTTTACCGCCTAACAAATAGAACGCAGTTTCAGCAGCCACATAACAATGCCCAAAAGTTTGGTGAACATATAATAGCAAAAAGTCCGCCTCCTAGGGCAAGCCACAGTACGAAATCCATGATGTAAATCTCCGAATAGTTAATTGTCTTGATCAAATTATAGTTTTATTTAATCTTTAATAAAAACTTAGCTAATTTATTAGTCTCTTTTCGTTAGAAATATAATGAATGGAATATCATGGATAGAAGCTACAAAAAATTTACCAAGTAGAAGAATAAAAAACAGCGAAACTTGGGCACGAACCAAACTAACAAAAATACAAGTTGTTGAGCTCAAACAAAAATTAGCCACCAAACTTTATTCATACAAAGAGCTATCTAGAGAATATAATGTATCTGATACAACAATTAGAAATATTGCAAATGGTAAAATTTGGAAAAACATCTAAATATTTTAACCACGTAGTTCTAATACTTTTCCAAATGGTGCATTAAAAGAACTTGCACTTGTTATGATCCAATAAACATCTATTCCGGGGTTTTTCATTTCCGCAATATCTGTGTCTAATAAAAAACCATCAGTCATAATAATTAAAAAATCGCATTTACCAATATGCTTCTCATATTCGGAAAAGAACTGTGCAAAACATGTTCCTCCACGACCAACGACTTTTACTTTTGACAACTCTTCTGCATTACATTTTTTAATTTTAACAGCCTGATCAAAATATACAGTGGCATCAGCTGGCACAATCCAACCTTCGGCTCTATCATCAAGCCCTATAAGCTGACTAACGGCATAAGCTATATCATCCTTACTCATTGAGCCGCTTGTATCCAATAAAGCTCCAAAATTAGAATGATAAGATTTTCTTTTAGGCACTAAAAGACCGCTAAACATTGGACGAGTTCTAAATCTTGTCCAATCATTTTTAGAATTACCAGCTCTAGATTTAAGTAATCTACATCTTATTACATCTGACCAAGTTATCTTGGGGGCAGTAAGTTTTCCCAGCTCCTCTTCCAGCGCTGCCGGAACATGTCCTGCCATTTTCCTGGCAGCATCCATAGCATCGGAAATTCTTTTCGCTAATTTCTCTTCTGTTTCCTCAGTATCCATATGATCGTCAACGGTTCCGCCTAATCCGAAGATATCGATCCCATTTCCGCAATGATCGCATCCTTTGCCCGATCCTTTTCCTGACTGATCGCCTTGATCACCATTTTGTCCAGGTTGCTTGGATTGCTCTTCAGCTGTATCACCGGAAGCTTTATTTTTGCCCTTATATTTATCCTTGTTCTTTGTGGAACCTGGAGGTGGATACATACCCACTTTACCACACTGAGGACACTTTGGCAACAGACTATACAGTAGATCGTAAATCTTTTCTGGTCTCTTCATATCGTCTTCCAGACCCGGATCGGCATAATAAAACTGAATCTTCTTCTCACGACGTTCTAACTCTTTTTGTTCTTCGGGAGTGAGTTCGCGGTCTTCATTGGCACCTGGAAGATCCGCCGTCGGATTAGGTTCTGCATCACCAGGTTTCAAATCTTCGAAACCTTTAATGGAAGCATAGGGATTCTTAAGTAATTCACAATAATCATTCAAAGTCATGAAGCGACCCAAATGCTTGGTGAAATTTTCTTCCGGGTTCATTTTACGAGCCCTGAAGTCATCCATTACTGTACCATTAACAATATAATCGACAGCAATGTTCCATAGTTTAGGGAGTCTGGAACCTCGACGAGCTGGATGCATGTAGATAGCATGCCAAGCTTCGTGAGCACAAATGATACGCAAACCAATACGACTCTGTTTAAGAATAAACTTTGGATTCCAATAATACCTCTTGCCATCAGTAGCGGCAGTAGGAATGTTCATAGTAGCCACATGTTGCACTGGATACATTAATCCAAAGATGAGTGGATCGCCACCCATACCCGTTCCAATATGTTCATTACTATATCGGGTAGCCAATTCCAAAAAGATTTGCGATAGTCTGTTTTCTGCTGCCGCAATCAATTTTGGATCTATTTTCCCTATGATCCTCTCAAATTTCATTTAAACTCCAATAAGTATATATCTGATAAGGAATAGGAATTAATCTACCTTCTGGTTGATGCGGCTCATGATGTCCTGCCAGTCCTGATTCTCATCTAGGCTGAATTGAACAATACGATCAATGGTCACCTGACTGCGAACGGCTGCCAACACATTTTCATGAGAAACATACTGTAAGAAACGACCCATCAATTTGAGAGCGGGAGGCGGATCAGCATCATGAACTTGATCCAAATGATTAGCCAAACGAGCACAAGCAATCATACACGTGATCAGTTGCTGAGAAGGATCTAACGCAGTATATTCACGAGAAATATTCTCTTCCTTATATACTCGTTCCACCATCGGCAATAGTTTCTGATAATGATCATAATATAAAGAATAACGGATACCAGCATCTTTGCCTACGCAACCACGAACTTTATTGTGTAACATTTCCGAGCTCCAACCTTTTTCTTCTCCTCTAAAAAGAATGTCAGAAGCTCGGGTCCAACCACGAGGAGATGGATCGGCATAACGATCATCTGGGTCTACTGCGCCCAGCAAATCCTTAGGGTTGTCATTGATAAAAGCGGTAATAGAAGGATGAATATGACCAGACTTACCCGCCCAATTCATCCAAGAAGTTACATCAGCTTCTACCAAATACTTTTCTGCCCTATCGAGCAATGGCAAACTGGGGCGGGCTCCACCTTCAGAAATAAGGTTGCCAGTCATAATGGTAGCATACAGATTGGGCAGAGCCAAACCATTCATACTTCTAAACTGAGTTAGTTCTAATAACGGTGCCCACAAACTTTGATCTGCCTTATCTACTTCATCTAATAGTAGAACTACGGGGCGTTTACCTTCGATCATCGGCTGATAAAATTGTGGCATCAAAAAGTTAACAAATTTACGATTCAACCTGTCAGCTTCCGACATACCCATGATGTTAGGATAGCCACCTAAGTCAACTCGTTCCATTACGGATAAATTGAGATACACCTCATGCATACCCGCCTTTTTAATTTCTTGTTTAGAAATTTCTGTCTTACCCGTTCCTCTTCGACCAAAAATGGCGATATTGCCACCAATTTGGATGGTTGCGCCTACGTGACTCGATAATTCTTTGGTATTAATTTTTGCCAGATTAAAATCCGACACACTCATCTGTTGTTCTTGTTTAGCCATTATTTACTCCGATGAAGGCAATGTTGACCAACATATTCATGAATATAATAACTGTCAACGACTTCCGAAATAAAAAAGAAACTTCACTAATAAATTCAATAATTTACAATCTGATCCCAACGAGCTTCAATCATGTCGGTATAATCTAAACTGTTCAATCCGTAATTACCTAATGCAAATGCATCATTGGTTTCAACAAGTAGAGATCGGCCATCATCGCTTACTCCAAAGTCAATGGAGTAAGCAACAGGTGCATTCTCGAAAGCTGCGATAGCTTGTTTGATAGTATAGCCACTCGGAATGACACAAGTATCACCCTTGTAGTGTCGCAGTCCCAAGAGTTCACCTCGTAACACATAACCCCGGTACTCAGTGATAAAATTAACTGGGTCTGACATTTGTATAACAGTATCCATTGGATATGCAGACGTCTTAATCAAGTCCTTGAAAGACGACACTACATGTCCTGGAAAAAGTTTTTGCGTGTGTTTAGGTTTGATGAACACTGGCTTAACGTCATAGTCCTGTTTATGAACATCATTTAAATGTCCATACCATACTTGACGACCACAGAATTTGAGTAGGCTGGCTGGGATGCTAGGCACATCAGGTTGGGTAGCGCCTAACCGATCGAAGACTTTCCTAACTATAGGGATGTAACCACAAACAATGTCGTCCTTAGATAGAGGAATAGCATCGAGTTCTGGTGACTCAAATTCACCTTCGAAAGGAATAGTTTCATAGCCTTTGAGGCGAAACCCTTCCCAGGAAGCGTACATGTTAGAAGTAATGAATTCACCATTCTTCTGTATATATACTTTTCTCATGAGAATAATAGGTAGGTTTTGAGTTTGTTATGAAGCTTATTTTTGTTAGAAAAATCTATCTCAAAAATAGGAACCTCTGTAGGAGAGATATCTTCCATATCTCCATGTTCATCTACAATTGATTTTGTTTTTTGAGAAAACAGTCCAAAATTTTTATTTTTGTATTCGTAAAAAACAGTAATATCTTGGCAAGAAAAACTGAAGCCATAATATATGGTTTCGCCCTCGATGCTTTGTATGGAAAAAATAGTGAAAACTTCTTTACATAAGGTACAAGTTAAGATCTCTCTATCATCACTACAGCCCATCGGAGCTTTATATCCCTCTAAAGAAACAGAACACTGACCATTACAATATAAACATTTAGGATCTTCCTGATCCATTAATTTATGCATCATAGTCAATTTCGAACTCCATCTCGTTGTTCTTATAGGCTTCCAACATCTCTTGGGCTATTATCCAGGGATCTTTACCAAAAGATAATCCGCCCATAGTATACTGAATACGAGGAATAATCTCGGCTGGACACCCTTCTTTTTGCAAACTCTCGGCTAACCAGAAACTAGCATATAATAATTCTCGAAGTATAGCAAAATCAGCAAAATGCCTAAGCGGGTTAGGGTCATTATCTATAGTGTCTGACCAGCGTTGAATGTCAGCTTCAGTCACAAATTCAGGTCTATTCATTTTATCCTCACAGGTTAATTTTGGATAGTGCGGCTTGCTCCCCGCTTTGGTTCACCTATTTTCCCAAGTGCAAAAGGAACTATACAGTTCGTCTGGGATTGGGCTGTAGGAACTTATTTCTCGCCTCACGGGTTGAAGACTCATTCCTATCTGGTGTCAATTCACCGTGTCAAAGGAGATCTGAAACTCTCCTACCACAGCTCTACTAACGATTGATTCGGCTCAACGTTTAGTCTTGTTACCGGTCAACTAAATCAGTAGAGGGACTATCCAAAGTCTATTTCCAAGAGATGGTCAGATAAGTCTGGCTTAATGCCATTTTACCCAACCCTTCTGTTCTCCCAATGCTAACTTTGAAACCGTATGCTTTTAACAACCTTTTCAAAGGCTTGGCAATTTCTCTGCTCTCAATTTGTTCGTCGTAAAGGGTTGCAGCATACAAACCATCATTAGCTGCTTCCTTGGCTTTATGCAGAAGTTCATTGGTGAGTTCGTCACGAATCTGATCGTTAATATTCGCGTGTTGCTCGTCAGACTTCATCTTTAAGTTCTCTGCTAGGGAGAGTCCCTTCATTTCACTCATCTTTTTCCTCATTGGCTATTTTCAATAGCACATCACCATGACATGCCAGCGGAGAACACCAACAGCCAAGAATGCGCCCGCGCAATTCTTTCTTAACAGCCGCCATCAATTTTGATTGAGCGCGCAACCACTCCTCATATAGACGGATGGCATCTTCGCGGGTATCTACTACCCAAACAGCAGCCGTTCCCTCTTGGTGAGAGTAGGGGTTGCCAAACTTTGAACCCCTGCCAATATAAACATCGTATGGTTCTCTTTTACAATGCACCACTTTGGGAGTTTTAGGACTACAACCGAACTTCATTAATGCTTCTTTTTCACATTGGCGAATAGAATGACCTTCTTTTTGAGCTACATAACCAATAGCCGCATCCGCCGCTTCATGCCATTCTTTAGACGGATGTTTGTCATCACATTGTCCAGGACGATAGTGTAAATAAACGGCTTGTTGAATAGTTTTAGGAACCTGTTTCCAATGATTCCAGCACATCAACAGTTCGGGCTTGACTGAAACAGTGCAGCCTCGAGCATGACAATAATGTTCCATAATAAATCCTTATAATACCACTGCGTGAGCTACCCAACCTTCAGGTTGAATAACCAATAATGTGTAGCCAATTTGAGGAGCTGCGCCGCCTCGTCCATCTACTATAACCGTGCCGTAATTAGAATTCATTAATGTCCAACCATGATAATGACCATGACAGAAAGTGACGTGACGACCTGTTGCCCACTGTTGTAGCCTGACAGCATCAGGACAAAGGGCACCTTCGCCCATAATGTGTTGCGACTCAGTACCGTCAGGAAAAACGATAGGTGAGAGGGGTTTATGGCAAAAGACAAACAACCGAAGATTAGTGGGGGATGCGTTCAACAAATTCCAAGCCTCCTGATCAAAAGTATCGCAACTATTATTCAAACCAATCAAATATGCATTATCAAAAGTTTTAGCCCATTGTTTAGGAAGACCTGAAAGGCTGGCATCCCAATTACCAGGACCCTGAATATCGTGATTGCCTGGCACACAAAACAACTTACCCGTTCCTAATCGTTGCTTCATCACATCATAACCGGGATTAATGTCTCCTACTTGCACTACTATATCTGCGACTGATAAGGCAGCATCTAAGGCTTGCGCCAAACGTGATGGGTCATTCTGCGATAAATCACCGACAACTGCGAGTTTTAACATACACAAATGCAATGATAGTAATAAAAATAGCTTCTTTCGGAGCTGTTGGCATCCTCGGTGGGAATCAAACCCACACTAATTGTTTCGAAGACAATTGTGATATTCATTTCACTACGAGGATATATTTGGTGCGTCTGGTAGGAGTCGAACCTACTATGGAGTTGCCCCCGCCTGGTTCGTAGCCAGGAGCCTTGTCCGTTAGACTACAGACGCATATTTACAATTTAATATCAAAATATGCCTAAATTTTTAGTTGTATCCCTATCAATAGTCGAAAATATATTTTCTATGCATATCGAATCATGATAGGTATGCAGCCTTTATTTGATATCACTAAGTTAAACGATTATGCTCGTACTGACAAATTACCTTTCGAATGCGAATATTGCTCGCAAACTTTTTATATGGAAGCTAAATGGATAAGATTACGTTTATTAAAGCATCAAGAAACAAGATTTTGTAGCACAAAATGTATGGGACTTTCACAAATAACATCAATAAACGTAAATTGCGTCCAATGTGGAATAACATTTATCAAACAACTACATCAATTCAAGTTATCAAAAAGTGGTAATAGTTTTTGCTCGCACAGTTGTGCCGCCACTTATAATAACACTCACAAAACTACCGGAACACGCCGCTCTAAATTAGAACAATGGCTTGAAGAAAAAATCTCAATATCATACCCATCATTGCATGTGAAGTATAACCAAAAAGAAACCATCAATTCTGAACTTGATATTTATATTCCATCACTTAATCTTGCCTTCGAACTTAACGGCATTTTCCATTATGAACCCATCTATGGACAAGATAAATTAGCAAGCATACAAAATAACGACAGCAGAAAGTTTCAAGCTTGTCTCGAAAAAAATATTGAATTGGTAATTATCGATACGTCCTCACTTAAAAGATTTAAGTCGAGTAATGCTGAAAAATTTTGGGAAATAATTCAAAACATAATCAATATTAAACTTGGCACCGATGGAGGGACTCAAACCCACATGTATTCAATTAACCTTTCAAGCGGGTAGAAACCGCAGGGTATACATCGGCATAAACTTTCTGGCGATCCCTAAGAGTATCGATCTCTTGTTCTATCATTGAGAATGATATGTCCTACCATTAGACGAAGGGACCGTGTGTATTGTTTATATCAGGTTATTGATAACTTCTCACAATATCATTTTTATCGTGTCGCAATATACCTTCTTCGATGAGATTTAACACTGCCATGCAAACATCACTGCGGGTGTAGCCCTCGTTATCCTCAAAAACTTTGACAAATTTGAAGATGTCAATCTTTTCGCCCGGCTGAGTATGGAGGGTGATATACTGACGTATTGAGGCGACACGCTCGCACACATCATTCCAATCACGACCCAATACATATTTACAGCATCCACAAATATCTTCACTAGTAATATATTTCATAAAGACTTGCTCTTTTGGTGACCCCAGTGGGGGACGATCCCACACCTCTTGGTTGAAAGCCAAATGTTCACAGCCGGTAAACTATGGGGCCATATCAAAAATCGGGATGACTTACTATCCATAGTCCCAAAAAGAACCAGAATATTGCCATCACGAAAATAGAAACAACTGCAATTACTAACTCCTGCATTTTGATTCCTGGGGTGACGTACGAGATTCGAACTCGCCAAAGAGTGTTTCACAGACACCCGGGGTCAACCAGCTCCCTCACGTCACCATAACTGGTAATAATATTGCCTGATTATTAGTAGTATATACTATAACACCGTTTTCGAGGTTGTCAATGCCGCCTACCGTACAAGAATTATTAGTTTTAGCCACTCAATTCGAAAAATTCGCCGCGGATATCCCACAACCCGCAGGTTTTGAAGAAGATTTTGCCAAGTGGCTTAAAATGAAGGAAAAGGGTCCGATTACCATCAGAGAATTGCCAGTCATTAAGATATTGGAACCCAAATCTGAGGGTTTCGGTAAGGATGAAGACGATAATGATGCCAAACTTGGTGTAGCAGGTTTTCCTTGGGACGTGGATGAAGAAGATATTAAAAAGGAACGAGCCAAGCCCAAGTGCGATGCTTGCGACGGTGAGGGATACAAAGATGGCAAGTTTTGCCACAAATGTGAAGGTTCTGGTCGTGGCAAGGAAGAAAAACCAAAGGCTAAAGCCGCTGCTATGGAACTAATTCTCTTGGCGAAAAAGCAAGAGAAGAAGTTGGACCCAAAGGCTAAGGTTCGCTCAAGGGGTACTGTAGTATTTCCGGCTGAAAGTCCTAACGTAACTGATCATAAAGATCATTTTCCAATTAACGATGCTGATCAGGCGCGTAATGCCCTAGCCAGATCACACCAATATAATAAAGCTCCATCTTGGTACAAAGGTAGTTTAAAATCACTACAGGATGCTGTATCCCGTAAAGTTAAATCTAAGTATCCTAAAATTAATGTAGGTGGCAAAGATAAGAAGTCTTCTTTGGAAATCAGCGAGATCTTGTTAGCCAAATACGCTAAGTAAGCGTCACTTTTGGGTAGTTTTGTTTTTAGCCCAATATCCACGTGGTGGTTTATTGAGTCCATACGATTTAGCCCATTTTGCTATAGCGTTATCAGATACACCAAAATCAATAGCTAATTGAGCTGTGGGCTTTTCCCATAACAATTGGGCGAGCAATTCTTTGTTGGGACGTTCTACTTTACGTGTCTTAGGTTTCGGTTGATGACGCCAATTAGGATCAATTTCGGAAGGTTTTGGCAAGACTTGTTTTAATGGTTTAAGTGGCTTTATTACAACCACCTTATCAAGGTAATTAGGTGAGTTTTTGATACCAAAGTTTTCAGTTTGCAAATGACAGTTGCCACAAATGAATCGTAGATTTTCTATCCTATTATCTGTGAAGTCACCATTGATATGATCGATTTGAAGTTGAAGATATTTGCCATTCCAAAGTGGTGGTAAACCACATTCTTTGCATTTGTGCTCTACACCAGATTCTAATAATGCTCTACGCAATTTGGCTACACCATCTCTTCTTCCTTGAAGACGATCGTTTACCAATATTTGGTCTGGTGGCAACTTATTGATTCCGGGTTTTAGGTTAGTCTTTGGATCAATAAAATGCGAAGTATCTAACTCATAAAACTTAATGCGACGAGTGATATGTGAATGATTGCCACCAGATTGACGAAGTCCTAATTTTCTCAATACCTCCGCAACAGACGTGGAGTTTTTGACGATCGGCTCTAATAATTCTTTGGAATGCTTCTGATTGTAATTACTCATACCTATGTATATATCACAGGCATTCGAACCTTCATTTTATATGGTGGTGTTGGAGGGATTTGCACCCTCACGCCCGAAGGCGCTCCGCCCTAAACGGAGTGCGTCTGCTATTTCGCCACAACACCATTCTTACTTGGTGTCATCGGGGGAACTCGAATCCCCACCCACTAATTATGTGGCTTACGTTCTCAGCGTAAGTTGTATACCATTCCAACACGATGACCTATGGTACTCGAAAAGGGAGTCGAACCCTTAAAACCTGCGATCTGAACACAGTACGTATGCCTATTCCGTCATTCGAGCATTATTTGTTGTATATACCCACTTATTGCCAGGCTTTACCTTACAACCACTTATTCTGATAATTGGAAAACTTCCTAAAGAAGGCTCTGCTTCGCACATCCCAGGGAGCTACACATAGACGATAAGGTCCAGCTTTGCGTCGGGCTACTTTCATAATCTCGGTGCCAATTCCTTGACGTCTAAACTTGGGATCCACAAAGATTTCCAATAACATTCCGTCATGTGGTTCGAAATAAGTGCTGGTAGCCCAGAAAGAAATGGCAGATCTCTCTTTGGACAATAGTCCCCATCCTACTAACTTGCCTGGGTATCGGTAAACCAAAATCACCTTGGCATTAACCGGACGGGTCGCCATAATTTTGGTCAGGTGGTCTAGCTCACGATCCATGCCCGAGCCCCGGTGCAGAATCAATTTACGAAGTTTTTGCAGCAACTTTGGGTAGCGTGGCAGCAAATTAAAATCGAGGCTGCGCATGGTCAAATTAAATTTATTCATCTTTTTCATCCAACAAACTAATCTCATATAATACTTAACTTGCGCCCATTAATATTTTATTTGATTAAAATAACACACAAAATATGCATAACTTGATATTCTTTTATCATGAAAAGAATAGGATCATATAAATCAAAAACTAAAACCTGTGCAACTCTTGGTTGTGAAAAGCCAGTTACTTCACAGGGATTTTGTTGCGCGTGTTATGCAAGAAATATGCGTTATGGAGAAATAGAACCTGGGGCGCCAACTGAACGCTTAAAACATCGATTAAGTAATATTAATGAACTTAACCAAACTGCAATTTGCACTACGTGTAACGAAGTGCAAATTACTAAAAAATCTGGAGGTGGGTGGCGATGTTCTATTGCAGTAATGGAGCGCCGTCGTAAATATAATATATCTCGTCGTCAATCAAGAAAAGATAGACTTCTTGTTGATTATTGTGAAATATGTGGTGCTAAAGATAAATTGTGTTGGGATCACAATCATTCTACTGGAAATTACCGAGGCACTTTATGTGAAGCTTGCAATATAGCCATAGGACTATTAAAAGATGATCCTAATCGCTGTATATCGGCAGCAGAATATCTAAAAACAAGAAACATTTAAATTAGATCTTTGGATAAACTCGGATCGATGTAGATAATTTCTTTACCCATACTCCTAGCATACTCAATACAATTGTATGTTCCACCACTAGTATCACCATTATAAATAGCCAAAAGCTTATCACACTTATTTGTCATCCACTCGTTTCTGGTTTGCATCTTACTGGGAGCATAACCACCCTCACATATAATAACTTTCTCAGCCGCTTTATTTAGCAAGAGATGATAAGCTTTTTGTGAAGCAGCGGGCCAAGCCTTTTCTTGACCTATGAAAGGAATAGCGGCAATAAAAGGAATACCCAATTTGATACACACGCTGGCAAAATATGAATCAGCTCCAAGAGCCATTCCCGAAATACATTTTTCCGGTTGCAATTTTTGCAATACCTTTTCAATCTGCCGACATACGTGAATATAAGTTGGGTTTGGGAGCTTATATCCGGTTTCCTTATTGGGAAGTTTATCGGGGCGATGTCCAGTACAGGCTATAATCATATGTTCCTCTTATTTAATCACAGACCAGGTAATATTCTTAAACTTCTTTTGGAGAGAAGCTATCAATTTGCTACCGCCTCGGCTGGCCACAAATACTTCCACATATTTAGGTCGATAGCGTTTGAGAGCATGAACCCACAGTTTTTTAGCCACACCTTTATCACGATATGCCGCCAGGACATAAGTGCCGGCAGCATACAAATGCGCCCCACGCTTTCTTTTGAAGAAACGAAAAAAACCAATAATTTTTCCTTTATGATAAGCAACCACCGCCCCATCACAATAACAAAAACCGAATTTGAACCAAAAACGTTGCATGGGTAGGGCTATGTCAGCAGGGCAGGCGTCCTGACACAGGCGATGTGTGTGCCTCCTGAACACTCTATATAAAATCATTCGTATTCTTCTGCATCCCGAGCATACTTAGCAGTATCTCCAAGTTGTTCCTCGACAACTTTCTTAGCAGCTAACTCCATTTCGTGATGACGAATTTCTTCTTGCTCAATCAATTCTACGAACTCTTGACGAAGTTGTGCGAATTCATCATTTCTCTGTAGATAAAAGAGTCCGACACATTGTTCGCCAAGAACTCCTAGTTCCTCATATTTAACTTTGATTTTGCCATGCACCAGTTGGTTGATGTTAGCGGCAAATTCAGGGACCTTATATTCATCATCAAATAAAAGAACGATGGGTAAGTTAAGCAATACTTCTTTAGGTTTGACCTTCATATCTCACTCTTTCGTTCAAAAGCTATCTTTAACCTCTCGGTAATAATAGGGACCATAGTAGGTAGAAACTCTACACTAGTATTGAACGCAATAATACCATTTTGCCATGTAGGTAAACACGTCATTTTCCATTCGGCAAACGGAAGACATAACGGCAAACCATGTTCTTCAACGGATTTTTTCTCCTCGATAGTGGCACGAAGTGCTAAAGACAGAAATTTACGCGGCTCTTCAATACCATAAAAATAAACTCGCGACCAACCACTACTGTTTGGATACTTTTCAGTAGGGGTACCCTGACATGACTCTTCTGTTTTTATACCCAATTTCCACATGATTTCAATCATGGGCGCCAAAAGCTCATCAATCTCAGCAGCCATGTCACCATATTCTACCCATACACCTTTGTGATTATAGTTTTTTAGTTCTGGTTTCATACTACACCTCAATAATGGTGGGCAAACGAGTAGTGTCATATGCATCATCACAAATGGCTACATTAGCAAAGATGGTATCATGAAGGTTAACAATTTTACCGCCATCTTTATGCAAATGACCAAACACATGAGCTTTCAAATTAGGAAGCTGTTGTATCCTCTTCTTCAACATTTCACACCCTTGCGGACCTCGGCTACGATCTTGTACACTATCTAAAATACCGTAAGGTGGTCCGTGAGTGATGAGAACATTAGTGTCTTCGGGAATTAAGTTCCAAACTTCACCAATCTCTCGACCTCGTTGATAATTCCATTCCCAGTCCATAAAATAAGGGGTGGCTGGAGAGCCATACACCTTTATTCCATCAATTGTAGTTTCACTGTTTTCCAAATAAGTGGCTCCTGCATCTTTAATCATCTGCAACACCAAACTCTTATTGGGTCCAGATCGCATTCCCAGTTCGTGATTGCCAAAAATTACCACCTTATTTTTATGTGGTAATTCTTGCAACCAATTAGCAAAATCAGCGAAAATGGTTAATTCTCCTCGCCAAGTAATATCGCCGGCATGAATTAACACATCACCTTCTGGAACTTTAATCCTACGATGATATGAGTGAGTATCTGATAAAGCAACAATTCTTAAACTCATTTAATTAACTTCCGTTTTAATAGATACGCCACTCAATACTGGAGGTATAACCTTACGAACTGTATTATCCAATTTTTGGACCGAAATAACTACACCCCAGCCATCGTGGACGGTGCAGACCACACTACCCTTATACCACGAATAATTGGCAAGTTTCATTTTTAGAACGGTACGAACCTGATTAGCGTCTCGGAAAGTAGCCATACCTCCTCCTAACTGAACAAAATTAGAGTTTTTATTTTATTAACGACCTTGAGAATATCGGAAAAATCCAAATTAACATAAGGTAGCGTAATTACCTTTTCATTATCTATACGAATACCTTCTTCTGGAATCTCCAAACGGGAAACCATCAACATGTTTTGCTCATGAGAGACGGTGACATGGTATTTATTCTGTAAAAAGTATCCCTCCCGATCTATTTGAATATGATAAACCTTCTTATTTTCCAAATCAAATTCTATATCGGAACTGTCGACATAAGAGTCATCACATTTATTACACCGGGCATGCACATAAAAATAGAAATAAGCTTTCTTCGCCTTTTCAACTAAAGAAGAATTAGAATCAGTAGTTTGCAACTCAAAAGAGTTGGTGTCACAGTTGATAATATAAGTGACAGCAATTTTTCCTTTGATATAATCTCGATCTTCTATATCTGCCTGAAAACTAGAATACAATTTCAATTCCGAACCAATCTTTTCGTAGGTCATACTTACTGCCCAGTTTGCTAGCACAAATTGTGCATCTGGACCCACTTGTAGAGTAATAGTTCGGCTATGCTCGTGGCACAAAGGGCAAAATAAACAGTGCGACCACAGCTCTTGAATAGTATTGAATATTTTCATATTACTCTGGGTACCTAATGACCAGTTCCAATATTTTACGTTTAATAGCGCTGGCCGAAGAGCTACAGCAAAAAATAGACCAAACTGTCGTTTTAGAAGGCAATAAACCAAAGCTAAACGAGCAATTTGAAGCCCAACGTGAGTTCGGCAGACAATTTAATGATAAATTGCGTGCCTTATTAAGTGAGCTTAATGGTGATCTTTACACCTTACAAGCTCGACGATTTGATTCTAAGATGTGGCGTTTACTGGTCAATGTCAAGAGTGAGTTGGAAAAAATATTGAGCAGCCTCAAAGAAAATCGACCGCACGAAGCTGCCTGGAAACTGGTAGATTACGTTAACAATAGATCCACCAAATCTATTTTGGATAATCTTGAGTTTTTATCTCAGCATCATATGCACACCACGCAGCCAACAGGAAAATTACCTCCGACCACTAAACATACAGAGATACAATTCTTTCAACACCTTAAAGGGCTGGCTACCGAGCTTAAAGCATATATGGAACTAAATCCTCCGTTACCGGTGCCAGGTAGCGGTCCCCCGCCCCCGCGCGAAAACCCGGCTGCCCAACATCCGGATATTGCTATTGGTCCCGAAGCTAAAACTAAGGGTTGAACTTATTCGAGCGGCTCTTCATCAGAAATGGTAATAGTAATGTTAGCGCCGAGCTTGATGGGCACGAGCATCTGGCACTGATATTGCATTAGCTTTCTTTTCATTTTTACTATTTACGTAAGTATTATATCTGTTAGCGGGTGGGGAGCCACAATAATAACAGGGCAATTGACTCAATTCTAAAAATTTCTCAAAACTGCAGCCATCTTTATAGCCAGAAGAAGCGTTATACACGCTGCGAGCAGAAACTAAATGAGGCTCACTTCTGCCATCTCTTTGAAGACATCCACAACTTTTGGAACGACCATCTCTCAAAGAACGATATGAAACAACTTTTTCAGTGCCACACTCGCAACGACATAAATAAAAGGTCCCCTCGCCACCTCCTTTAGAGTGGCTGAAAGCTATTATTGTCCATCTATTGTAGACTTTTCCGATTCTATCTTTTATTTTTCTCATTTATCAGTAATATATCGAACAATAATACTACCCTCTGTATAAGAGCTAGCTTCTGTACAAATCATCAATTTTTCTTTCCAAGGAAAACAGCACGAGCTACCATAGCAGGATAACTGTCCGTTGGCACTCCTGTAAAAGGCACGATGCCCGCTGGGGGTCAGCCAAAAGCTTCCGCCACAACCACATAACATACATACCATTACGAGTAAAAGATACTTCACGAATGGATGCAAAATTATTGGCGGTGCAGGCGCGAAAGCGTTCCGTCCAGTATAAGGCTGATATATTATAAGTATGGCGCGTCCACCCGTCAAGGATGGTTGCCATTTAATAAATAGGATCAATTATGGTTACATTAAAAACTTGTATAGCATGCGGAGCCGCAAAAGATATTAGTTGTTTTAATCAAAAACAATCTAAATGTAAAGATTGCATCAAAATATATAAAAAACAATATTATATTGATAATAAAGAGGGTATCCAAAAGCAAAGCAAAGAATATTATATTATTAATAAAGAGAATATCAGCACAAACGCCGCACAATATTATATCGATAATAAAGAACAAATCCTAACGCAACAAAAACAGTATCGTAACAATAATCCAAAAGTTAAAAACGAATACAATAAGCAATATTATACTAATAATAAAGAAACTTTACAAAGTAAAAATAGACAACGAAATCGTAATAATAGAAACAAAATTAATAAATACATAAAAAATAGAATGGAAAATGATCCAATTTTTCATATGCGAAAAAATATCTCAAAATCTATCAACAAAATTATAAAAAGAAACGGTGGATTCAAAAATAATCAATCTATTATCAAACATCTTCCTTATTCGATTCAAGAATTAAAAGATCATTTGGAGGCACTATTTGAGCCCTGGATGACCTGGAGTAACTATGGTACTTATAATTCTAGAATATGGGATGATAATGATCCAACTACTTGGACTTGGCAACTCGACCACATTATTCCACAATCTAATTTGCCATATACCTCTATGACAGATGATAATTTTAAGAAATGCTGGGCACTATCTAATTTGCGTCCGTTATCAGCTAAACAAAATGTTATTGATGGAGCTTCGAAAGCAAGGCATCAATAATTAGTGAGATCGTTCCACCAGCCAAAGTCCATAATATAAAAAATTGCCAAGTGGGTGTAGTCGTGCTCAACAAATAAACAATCCAGCCACAATGGCAACCTACACAAAAGTAGCAGTCAAATAGTTTAATGAAAAAAACTCCTACCCAGAGGAGGTTAAATAGGGTTCGTCGAAACCAATTCATAACGCCCCAGGGACCATCGCTCTCTTTAAGAAAAAAAGCGAGCCCATATATTGCCAGTATAACAATACTAAGATTCATCGACGATGACCCCCGCCGCGATAGCCATGATAACCACTACCAGCTCTCCAGCCACCGGGATGACTATAGGAATAATGATAATAACGCTCGCCATACCAGCCATGGTAGCCTTCTACCCAGCCTCGATACCAAATACCACTCCTCCACCAACCACGTGGACCAATCCAGCAACCAAAGTGGGCGTCCCAATAGACTACTTCACCATCCATGTAGTAATAAGGAGCCGTCAAATAGCGGCATCCCCAATCGTCACAGAACTCTACCGTGCCAGTAGTGTAGGCAATCGGAACCTCTATATACATACCCTCGTCGGCATAGCAACCAATCATAGGAACCAAACCAAGGCAAAGAGCTAAGGCTAAAAATAACTTCTTCATGTTACTTATCCAAACAATCAAAGGTGACGGTAAACTCTCCGCTATCGGATGGACCTTCTGCCATCATTGGAAGATCGATATGTTCACACATGGTGTGAGCTATTTTGGAACAGTTTTCCAAAGTTCCAGTACATTTAACTATTCCCCTATTCAAGTGAGCTTGATGGGAGGCGTGAGCGCACCCACAACCAATTAATACTAGTAGTAAAGGAAGAATGAATTTCATATTAGTCCTTACGGTGTGATAATTAACTCTCCAGTTTTCTTCCAATCGTCTTTTTCACCATCGATACAGTAACGAACTGGGAGGAGAGTAATGTTTTTGTCAGCATATAGTTGGCGTATTTCCGGACATTCATCATATGAAAGAACCCAATTCGAACGATACTTCAACAATTCTGTCATCTTTTCATGATCAAAAGAAGACATCTTCTCTGTATATAACATATCACCTTTATGAAAATAAGGCGGATCACAATATACTGGATATTCGGTGTCTGTCAGATAATCGTAATCTAGAATGTCTCTATTCTCAACCGTAGTTCTTTCCCTCAACAGTTGATGACATTTTTCGATTTTTGCCCTTAACTTATGGTAATTATAACGACAATCTACTGTCCATTTGCTCTTTTGCTCTTGACCACCAATAGGTCCGCTGCGAGCGATACCAGAGAAAGTGGTGCGGTTGAAGAAGATACAGCGATAGGCGCAAGCCACTTCATCAGTCTCATCGAACGGCTTGCGTAACTCATTGAACAACTGAATGGTAGGTTTGGCTTCCATCAGTTTGAGCAATTGATCTAGTTGAGTTCTATTTTCATTAGCTACAATTTTCCAAAAACAATACACCCAACGATCTTTATCATTGGCAAAGAGTTGGATCTTAGGATATTTGGTAGCTACCTCTAATAGAACCGATCCGCCACCCACGAAAGCATCTGAGAAATTACCTGTATTCTCTAAGATTTGATCCAAATAGATCATAATACTGGGCAACAACTTGTTCTTAGATCCGGGATAGCGAAAGGGTGTTTGAATTGCCATGTTAGGTATTCAGTTTCTTATTGAGAGTATCTAGATAAACAGCCACTTTATTGTCACGCAAACGTTCAATCTTGGGAGCTTCGAACAGTTTCAGATCATGCAAAGTAGAAACAGCTACGATAGCGTGTATCTCTCCATGCTTTTTCATTACATCGATAGAGCTAAAAGCGATATAATGTCCAGGTTTCTTGGCATCTGTTCCAAAAACTCCAGTATCTACATCATAGTTCTTGCCAGCACGGAATTCAAAAATCCAGGAAACACCTAAGGTCTCGCCCACATTAGCTCTTTGGGACTTAACTCCTATTTGAGTCACGGGGTCAGTAGTCTTATCCGACAGGTCAGGATCCCAATTCTTCTGCTTGCTATCGTAAATATTCCAGTCTGGCTTGGAAAGATTAGGAAAATAAGGAACCAACTTGTCGTAAGTTAATTGTTCTACAATTTTACCCGTTCTAATTTGATCAATAATGTTAACCAAATTAGTTTGCCCACGCCTGGCATACTTGTCCTTATTGGTGGCAGCACAATCACAGGCAAACTTGTAAGCTTCTTGGGCGAAGTCCATAGAGAAGGTGAAGACTGGATCAAAACCATCTTCTAACATTTTAGCACGAAGGGGAAATTTAGGATCAATAATCATGGCGTACCTTGACAGATCATATAGCCACGATGTAATTATTTTTTAATGGCGGCAACCCCAACATTTGAAAGTGCCATCGGGTTGATTAGCTCTAGCGTACCGATAAAATTCTCCACAACGACTGCAATTATACCCCTCTGTGTCCTGCATTTCTTCTGAGTCTGGGTCCAAAGAACCGAAATAATCTTCTTCATCTAAAGAAAAAGTCATTTGTTCGCCTTCAAAACTAAACTCAAGCTCTTCATCATTTGGGTCTGACATTATTCTCCTGAACATTGAACATAAACGGTCACGCCTTTATGCTTACCCTTTATCCGATCCCAATGATATTCAACGCAGCCTTGATAATTCTTGTGGTCAATAGTGAACGGTTTGCAAGTATCCATCGGATTACCCAGCATACTTTTGGCTATTTTAACAATTTGAGGGGTAATATCTTTGGTGGGAAGCACGCAGTACCCTTTATTAGGGGACGCTATAGATGGAGAAATATTCGTAAACAACACCAAAAGTGTTAAAATCACTATACTAAATAAAGATATGCTCTTCATTGCGTGGCTCACCATAATATTTCGCCTTATTGACCTTGCATTCAATATTGCGAGCCACATGGATCCAACAGTCGGTATGGGTGTGTCCCGCTAACACTGTTATATATCGCTTCTTGTGCTCCGCCATCACACGCTCAATTGCGCGTCCCAGACGCAAATTAGTATTATATGGTAGCCAAAACTTCTCCATAAAGGTGCCAACGTCACGAGTAGCTTCACGCCAAGGCGGAAAATGTGTCAACACATAGATGGTCTTGTATTTTTGTTCGATAGCTTTCTCCAATTTATCAGCAATATCGTGAGCACTCTCATCAGCCAGACGACGCCAAGCCTTAATTCTCTCATTCATATCCGGCAATTTACGAAAATCATTCACCAAAAACCAATCAAAAGTCATCTTAAGATATTCAGGCTTGCCCTCTTCGGCATCATACCAGCCTTCAGTGCCTATCAGTGCCACCTCTTCGTTGAGTGATACTACGCTCGCCTCGGTCATCCAAACTAAATTAGAGTGCTTCTGACATAACTTGCGAATATTATCGTGGGTTTTTTCTCTAGAACTCCAGTGATAATCGTGATTTCCCAAGACGAAGTAGATGGGACAAGCTACATGATCGGATAAAATCTCCAAATCATTAACAGTTTGTTTACCATTAGAAATATCACCTGTCAAGAAAATACCCTTTGGATTCTCTTGACCTAAATGTCGAGCGAATATATACTTGGTCCAAGGAGCTACTTTGTCCAAGTGAGTGTCGGTATACCAAAGATATTTGGATTTATCCTTCATTATCCTTCAACGGGTATCAAAGTACAAGTGGCTACCCACATTATTTGGTTAGATAATACTTTACTAACCAAAATAGGACCACGTGTAGCGTGTGTTGCTTCTATTGGCTCACTTAATACCAAAACATAGGTTTTGTTTTTTAGAGAGCGGTCGTGCTTATCTAATTGCCCAATATTTGATAGAGTGGAAGAAAAAGAAAATACCGCACTATCTGGTTGATCTGGGCGCCAGAAAAGATATTTCCTTCCGATTTCACCTTCATCTAATTCCGGGTCGTCTTCAATATCCAATAATTGATCTATCATTTGACCATTTCCAAGAATTCCTCTTCCGAGATGAGAGTAGTGCCCAATTTTCTTGCGGCTTGCGCTTTAGAGCTCGTGCTGTTAGGATCAGCAATCACCAAATAGGTGAGTCCCTTACCCACCGAACTCTTGATGTTGCCGCCAGCATCTGCTGCCATCTTCTCTAAAACAGGACGCTTGTTTTTCATTGCACCTGTAAAACAAAGACTTTTCCCGGTCAATCTACCAACAATCTTATCCTTGATCTTGACACCATTCTCCAGAATCTTGAGAATGAGCTGTTGGTTATGCACCAAGCCATCCGCCAACAACTTGGCTTTGGTCGGACCCACACCTAATACCTGCTCAAATTGGGCAGCATCCAATTGTCCAAATTTTTCCAAGCTATCACAACCAGCATCCATAATCAATTTGATGGTGCTTTGTCCAATCATAGGAATTGATAAAGCTCCCAGAAAAATTTCCAAAGAGACTTCCTTGTTAGCCCACAGAATATCATACACTTTTTGAGCCGACTTATCACCCATACGATCCAGGTTAGCCAGGTCCTTGACTGTTAGAGTATACAAATCTGCTACTGTCGTGACCTTCTTAGACTCCACCAACTTCTCAATTAGGGTATCGCCCCACTCTAGTAGGTTGAGTTCCTTAACCCAATTCTTAATACGACCCACTACCTGAGCTGGACAAGTCTTAGTATTGGTGCAAACCAGGTTCTCTCCCACCATCTCAGTGTTTGCTTGACACAGGGGACAGCTGTCAGGAGGAGCAGCAATAGTGCCCGTACCCTTAATTAGTTCTTCAATACGGGGGATAACGTCGTTAGCACGAGCCACCAATACCTTAGCCCCAATATCTATACCCAATTCCTCAATATAAGCCAAGTTATACATACTCGCTCTGGTTACTGTGGCACCCACCAGTTGCACCGGGTCTACCACAGCCACCGGAGTAATACGCCCACTATTACCTACCTGCCAAATGATATCTCGAATAACCGACTCACGAGCCTCGTTATCGAACTTAAAAGCAATAGCTCCTTTGGGTCGAAGATCTTTTTCGCCCAAAGCAAGTTGCTTTTCTAGGTTGTCTATACGAACTACTAAACCATCAATATCATAATCTAACTTTTCACGATTTTCGTCTTGATATTTACGCCAAAATTTATTGACTTCATCAGCAGTCTTGACTACCCACCAATTAGGGGTATCCAGTCCCTGGTTTACAAGCCAGACGAATTGGGTTTGCTCATTCTTGAAATCTACATCTCCCAATACCTGATAGAACAAGATATTGAGCTTATCTACACCCACACCATCCAATCGTTTACTGGTACCCGAAGCTGCATTACGTGGATTAGCCTTATCCGCGAACCACTGCTTGTGAGTGCTCTTATACATGATGATTTCACCACGCAAAGATCCAGTAAACTTTTCTTTGAGATGAGATTTGACACCACCCATCTTAACCACATTAACAGTAATATCTTCTCCGGTTTCGCCGTCGCCTCGGGTTATCCCTTGAATTAGACTACCGTTCTCATAAATGACCTCAATAGAAAGTCCATCTAACTTTTCAACAAGGCAAAGTTTACCATCAGGATAGGTATCTTCTACCCATTTGGTCAATTCGGCTGGCGTATTGACCTTGTCCAAACTTCCCATCGGGATTTGGTGCTTGGCTTTTTGCCATTCTGAAGGAACTATTGGGGCTCCAATAGCGGTCACTGCCTTATTGGTGGGATCCAACAGACGCAACTCGTCCACCCAGGCATCGTAAACACGATCGCTGATTTTTGGCTGGTTATTGTAATAATCGTGTCGAGCCTGATATATTTTGTTTTCTAATTCTTTGATTCTATTCATAAATACTACCTTACGATCCCTGGGTATATTCTCATATATCAGTATGAAAAAACTTACACTTCAAGAATTTATAGAAAAATCGCAAAAGGTTCATGGAACAAAATATGATTACTCAAAAGTCTATTATCAAAACGGAACGACCAAAGTTAAGATAATTTGTCATAGACATGGTGCGTTCTACCAACAGCCATATAAACATTTAGAGGGTAGAGGATGTCCACTATGTTCGCATAATAACATTGAAGAAAACTCACAATTATTCATATCAAAAAGTAAAAACGATCATGGTGATAGATATGATTATTCTATGGTAAAATATAAAAACGCTCGCACAAAAGTTCGCATTATATGTTTAGAGCACGGCTCTTTTGAGCAAACACCAGATAATCATCTACGCGGACACGGCTGCCCTAAATGCATGGCACAAACGATATCGTCTGTACAAAAGTCAACCACAGAAATTTTTATCAAACAGGCGGGTGAAATACATAACAATTATTATGACTATTCCCTAACCGATTATGATAACGCAAAAACTAAGGTAAAAATTGTGTGTCCTAAACATGGACAATTTGAACAATCTCCTGACACGCATTTGAATGGTAGTGGCTGTCCAAAATGCAGCAACATGATCTCCCGTAAAGAAATTCTTTGGTTAGATAGCCTGTCTATTCCTCTAGAGCAAAGACAAGTGAAACTATATATAGATGGCAAATTATTCAAATTGGATGGATTCGATCCACAAACAAATACCATCTATGAGTTTTACGGAGATTATTGGCATGGTAATCCAAATAAATACGATTCACATGAAATCAATTTAGCTGTAAAGAAAACATTTGGAGAATTATATGCGCGCACTATACAAAGAGAAAAGATTCTAAAAGATGCAGGTTATATCATCGTGCACATATGGGAAAAAGATTTTATAATATCCAATTCTACTTAGATGGACCATTCATGTTCACCCTAAATAATCACCATTGCCTGGCATTAGTTCTTGCGCTATTTCAAACAGCTTATTGAATAATTCTCCAAATCTAACCATTTCAGATCTAGAACAAGCATGAATATATCCATTTCTATCACCAAAAGTATTATGAGAACAGCCATCCCATTTGATGCTACCTTTGACTAATATCTCTGCCCGATCAAGGTCGATAGTCATATCTCCATCTTCAGTACGAAATTTGAGTGGTGCACCATTACCATCGTCGTGAAGAAACAAACCGCGTACTTCATAATCTATGACGGCACTATTGACCAAACCAGCCCTAATGTGTAATTCTAGGTCTTCGAAGACCCGTTCAATTTTCCATTCCATGATTATTTGCCTTGGGTAAGTGCGATCCAGTTAAAAAATGAGGCAGCTCATGCGGGAGACGCACCTCGCCCTGAGCGCACAGATAGTGTAAGACTATCT